ACCGCCTATCGCAAAGTCTATCGAGATTTCCACCTCGTTATCGGGTATTGTGTGATACAGGCACTCGTGCCATACCCAACCCGTCCTTATTCCATCGGTTTCCCATGCGTCATTCCACACGCCTACTGTGTCATCGCCGCTATCTATATGCGCTATTAAAGTCGTTATCTCCGCGTTACTCCAATTACTTATCGCATAGGTGCTTGCTACCTTATCGTCCGTTGCGTCAGTCGAGTTTGCTACCATCGTTGGCAAGTAGGTCGCATTGTTTATCATTGTGTGACCGCCTGCCGGAGCTGTGTCATTTATCCATTCTGCACCGTCATACTTCAGCACCTGATTCGCAACAGGAGATGTAATACTGACATCAGACAAATCATCCAGATCGGAAACACTTGAAGATGGATTTGCAGCTTTCCATTCGTTGTTGTTCCCGTCATAAGTTAAAACTTGTCCATTAGACTTAACAACAGGATCTGCAATCTTTGCATCAACATATCCCTTCAGAACACGGCCCTGATTAGCTGATAACGCATCTGTTGAGCTTGTGCTTGAAAGGTTATCCACAACCGTGATGGAAGTTCCGCCACCACCTGTCAGAGTCATTACATAATCCCATTCAGCCGCATCGGGAAGCTGCGCTCCGCCTGTCTTTGTGCAAGTGTAAACATATCCATCAACAGAATTAAGATAAAAATCGTTTATAACACCGGGGAAGCCTGTTATTGACGTTCCTGTTCCGCTTATAGCCGTACCTTTGTACCACTTCGATCCGTTCTGTCCGTTTGTGACCTGATAAGTCTCTGTTCTGCCATCGTCATAGGTGATCGTGTAGGTGTCAACAAGACCAACTGTGGCTGTCTTTGTGATGTTGGCAATTCCGTTTCCGTCAGCTCCGTCTGCACCCTTCAGAACACCCTGACTCTGCCAAGAATCCGTTCCGATGCACTTCCACAATTCCATCGTACTCGTATTGATGTAAAATGAATCCTTGTAGAATCCCGTTGATGAGCTTGTTGGCCCTGTTACGGCTGTTCCTGTGTTCAGGACTACTTCCGACACGTCATTGATTATCTCAATCGCGTCATGAATGGATCCACGAACATCTTCGCCATAGACAGCCGCCATGATCGCCGCCAAATAACTACTAATGTCTGCCATTTTTATCTCCCTTCAATGTTTTATGATAAAAGATCATTCAGCGAGCCAGAAGCAACCTCTTGACCGCTTGTATTGTATTTTCTGATATATCCATCGCCGTATATCCTGATACCGTCACGGCAATCTGTAGGATCACCCGAATTTGATATCTGGATATAACCGTAGCTTGAATGACTTCCCGAGTTATTTCCAACAAGGTTAACGATTCCATACCCGGCTCTTCCGCAGCCGATCTGATAAGCAGAAACCTTTGCATCTCCTCTCGTCAAATCAGATGATCCAATCGTAAAGCCGCCGATTTGACCGCTCGAAGATGTAACCTTACCTGTAAACTCGCCCTGCCCCATCTTGACGTAGCCGGTTGACATATTAAGCTCATAAACGCCATTATTCGCAATAAGCTCGCCCGTCTTAATGAAGTCCGCCGAAACCTGCCCTGTCATATCCATCGCAACCGATACCTGCCAAGGATCTGAAGGATATGTTCTTGACATATAAGCCAATCCGCCAAGATTCCACCGCCAACATTGTGTAGCCTGCGAATAGTCCATGTTGTTCGCGATCCTGATCTCCGTGATGTGATCCGTTCCGTCAGTTTCGAACGTGACATATCCGCCATCAACGCCGTTGAGGAGCGCAAGAACATTCTTGAACGCCGCATCAAGTATCGATGCCCTGCTCGGAAGGTTTTTGACCGCTTCCGCCGTTCCCTGTGCCTGTTCTGTCAAAGTCCTGTTCGTTTGAACGTGTCCGCTCATCGTGATGTTGTTCTTATCGATGTTCTGGATATCACGCGAGATGCTCGTCAGATATAACCATTGATCGACCGCAAACGGCTGCGCGATTATCCTGACCGAATCCCCGATTTTGATATCATCAACGTTCTCGACCTCTGCCAAGTCAACAGCCTTAACTTCCATCGTGAGCTGCGGCTGTGAATACCTTGTGAGATAAGCCGAAGCCAGAGCATTCAGATCCGTCAGATTATCAACACCATCAAAAATGACCGCTTTTGCATGGCGGCCATAAACATTGATTGAAGCTTGTGAATCTATTGTTGTTCCTTGAATCCTCTGATTATATCCATCATATAGCTCCGTATCTGTTTCTTCGCCATACGGAGTCAGAACATTCGTGAGATTGCCATAATCGCTCTCTTTGACGTAATCAAGCAGATTATAGCCGTATTCTATCGGCTGTGTCGCTTGTGAGCCGTAATCTTCCAAACGAACGATATCGATATATCTGCTTACTGTTCCGCTCGATGTCACCCTTCTAACGCGGAGATATCCCGTATCTTTGCAGATGCACTCCCGGAGATCATCAAGAATGCTCCAATCGTACTCTGTCACCCAATTACAAAGTGATGACACCTGCGAATTCGTCACAACTCCGGCGAGAAATTGACGTTCAGCCGGTCTATTCAGATTATATGCTGCAATGGCCGCCTGAAATCTCTTCGCATAAGTCTCGTTCGTGATCGATGCCGGAGTCAAGAACTCATCTCCGAGCCATATCAGATCTTCCACGCAATACACTTCTGCGATGTTCGCAAAATCCGTATTTATTTCCTTAATCTCGCCACGCCAGAACTCAATCCCGTTCTTGTATATCGTGATGAGCGCACCCATCGTCAGTTCAGCATACAGAGGATTTGACGGCGGCACCTTGAATTCGAATGTTCCTGCCTGTCCGATATCTTCCTCAAGCGTGGTATCATATATTGCCGCATCTTCCGAAGCAGGATAATACAGCACTTTGTCACCAAGATTGACCTGAAACATTATAAGCTTCCGCTCCTGTAAACTATCTGGATCTTCGCATCTCCCGTGAATGTCAGCTCGACTTCATTATCTCCACCAACAAGGATTGACGGAATCCTATTCGTTCCTGCCGTAAGTGGATATGTTATTCCGCCTGCCGTGACAGTAAACGTTGCTGATGTCTGATCTGACACAACAAACTCCGGAGATGTTGCCATGTGTCCGTGTGGAATGGTAACTGTTTTCGTTCCGCTAACTGTTATCGCCCCGATGTATGTGACCATATCTGTCAGGAAGTTAAATGGATCCCACAGCCACGGATCTGCGGAAGATAACTTGTTATATTTGTACGGATCTGCCGTCGGAACTTTGAGCGTGAATGTTCCAAGTTCGCGGAATCTGTCAAAATCCTCTATGAACACTCTGCCACGCCAATAATAATTTTCATCATTGTCGAGTGTGAGCCTACATACACGGCCTTCGATATTATTTCGAAGCGAAGATATCACGCCATCCCAATCAAGCCGATCGCGGATGCCGCCTAACTCAAATGACAATGAACGCTTCCTGAATACGCGTCTCCCGGAGATAACCTCTGTCGCATCTATCAGGCCGGATCTCCCCGGGATTTGAATGTATGTTGTTTCCATTTGAGGATCTCCGATGTAGTTATTATTCCCAAGCGCAAGATCCCAATCATTCAGAGTGTGGTATGTTTTTCCTGTATCTTCGACATATATCGCGATGCCGTAAGTCAATTCATTCATCTTCTGCCGCCTCTTATTGCTATCGTTCCGAGTGCCGTATTCATATCCGGGGCAATAGAACCAACAAGCGCACCCGAATCCATAACGAGCTGTGTGCCTGCTGCCAGATAAGGCAGATATGTCTCGAGGAGTCCTGCGAGATCACTATGCCCTGTTAATGGCTGAACCATTGCCTGTCCGTTTGATACCTGAACAAACTCCGGCCCTGCTTCTCCGACTATTGCAGATCCGCTTGTAAGAACACCGCCTTCTGCAAGTCTCGGGATAGTAGGTATATTGATATGATGATCTCCGAAGCCTATCTTATTGATTCCGCCGATAAGTCCGTTGATTACATCAATAATGATGTTGACGGCTCCCTTCAGAACTCCGACAATGGCATCCCATATTCCGCTGAAGATTTCCTTAATGCCTTCCCACATCTGTTCCCAATCACCTGTGAACAATCCGGCGAAAACATCAAAAACTCCCGTGAGTATATCGAGCGCGGCACCAAGAACATCGCCTATTGCCGCAAATGTATCTTCGAATATCGGGCCGAGGAAATTGCATAAACCTTCCCAAATGCCCTTAATAACATCGCTGAAGCTCTCAAACTCGAATCCCATTGCATTGAGCCTGTCAACAATGCCCTGAAAGAATCCTTCGAATTTCTCTTTTATGGAATCCCATGTTGCCGTGATATTATTGCGAAATTCTTCGTTTGTATTCCAAAGATGCGTAAATGCGGCTACAAGAACGCCTATCGCCGCCACAATAGCCAAGATCGGAAGAGATATTCCGCTTATAACAGACATAATCGTTCCAATGCCGCTGACAATCTTTCCGCCAACCACAAGCAGAGGCCCGAGTGCCGCTGTAATAGCAATAATTTTCATTATCATCTCTTTGGTGCCTTCATCCATGCCGTTGAGCTTATCAACAAAACCTTGTACCCATCCGATAAGTTCCCGGAGCATAGGCATCAGCGTATCTCCCAGAGATATCGCCAACTCCTGAAGCTGTGATTTTAAGATTTCCATCTGTCCGGCTGCGTTATCCTGCATTGTCGCTGCCATAGCCGCCGCCGAACCTTCATATGTTTCAAGTATCTCCGCGCCTGATGCAAGTGCTTCATTCAGAGGAACAACGCCATTCTTCGTTCTGGCGAATGCCTGTGAAGAATCATCAATGGCTTCAGTTAATTTGGTATAATCCTCTTCTGTTGCGTTTGCGATAGCAAGTAAGCCTGACATTGCTCTTGTTCCGCCGAGCATTGCAGCCGCTCTTGCTTTTTCAGCACCTTCTGCACCAAATGCCTGTTTATTTAATTCCTCAAGCTCCTTGTCATAAGCCTTCTGCTTGATAGTTCCATCAGCAAGATCCTTGTCGAGCTGTTCAACACGCCTGTCATATTCTTCGATAGGCATATTGATCTGTGTGAAACTACTCCGGAGCTGTTCCATGATTTCACGGAACGAATACATACGGCCTTCATCATCTGCAAGAGATAATCCGAGCCGTTCCATTGCCATTTGGGATTCTTTTGTTGGCTTCGCCATCCTCTGAAACATATTTCGGAGGGATGTTCCTGCCATATCTGCTTTGATACCGCTGTTTGCCATCAAACCGAGTGCAACAGCAACATCTTCTGCTGAATATCCAAGGGATCCGGCAACAGGAGCAACGTATTTGAACGATTCTCCCATCATTGCGACATTTGTGTTTGCATTTGAAGCAGATGCCGCCAAAATATCCGCAAAACGCCCTGATTGTTCCGCTCCCATTCCGAAAGCCGTCAGAGCATCCGTCACGATGTCAGATGTTGTTGCGAGTTCTTCACCGGAAGCCGCCGCAAGATTCATGACACCCGAAATACCTTCGAGCATCTGATCCGTTTTCCATCCTGCCATCGCCATATAGTTCATGGCTTCTGCTGACTCTGATGCCGTGAATTTCGTTGTTTCGCCCATTTCACGAGCTTTGTTGCGGAGTTTGTCGAAATCTTCTCCTGCCGCACCTGAAACAGCCGCAACTTTTGACATGGAAGCATCAAAATCTGCCGTTGTTTTGATTATTCCGGCACCGATTCCTGCCGCAGCCGCTGACAATGGCATGAGTGCCTGTCCTGCGCTTGAAATCTTTCCGCCGAGATTCTGCATACTTTCCCCGGCAGCACCGATTTTTTGCATTGCGACAGAAGCCGTACTTGCTTCCTTCTCAAGTGCTTTTAACTCGTTCGTACAGCTTATGATTTCACGAGACAGAGCATCATACTGATCCTGTCCTTCGCCGGTCTTTTTAAGTTCTTCGCCGACCTGTGCCTGTGCTTCTTTCAGAGCCTCGAGCTTTGTCTTTGTCTCTCCGATTCGATCGCCAAGCATCCTTTGCTTCTGTTCCATCAGTTCCGTATTATGCGGATCCAATTTGAGAAGCTTATCGACATCTTTCAACTCTCGTTCAGTTTTGCCGATTTCCGAATTGACGTTTTTCAGAGCCTTCGCTAATCCGGAAGTGTCTGCTCCTAATTCTATTGTGATTCCGCGAACTTTGGTTGAAGCCATTCTAATCTCCTATATCAAGTTTCCCCTGAAAGAACGAAGCCATACTTCCCTTCGGAGCTTTGATATCGTATTTCTCGTGATCGTTGCCTTTTTCGGTTATCATGTCGAAAACCATGCCAACTGTCATATCATCAAGATCTTCCTTCGACAGATGCAATTCCGCACACCGCAGCATGAATATCGCGCCGTTTGGTTCCCTGTCTCTCGGAGCTATTTTTTTTTACTTTGTGATGTTTGTTTTGTATTTATTGCCCATAACTCCAGAATATGCGGCAGAATCTCGTATATGCTGAACATATTAAATGTATCGAGCCATTCATCAGCCGTTTTTTCTTTCATATCGGGATTTGCGTGACGTGCCATGATATATGCCGTATCTTCAAATATCTGAAGATCTATCATGTCGAGATTTGACTCTTCCGCCTTGCCCGGATCGAACACCTTCTGGAGCCGATTCATGTCAGATATCATATCTCTACCAACAAGAGCGCGATATAAGCGCGGAGTTCTTGCTGTTGCGCGGAATTTTATATCTTTTCCGTCAATGCTTATTACCTTATCCATATTCTTCCCCTTTTTTCCCTAAATCCACTTTTTAATGTTTTTCAGAAGCTCATCTTCGCATTTTTCAGCAACAGGAGCGATGTGCGTGAATGATTGAGTTCTTCCGCCGTCTCTTGTCGCATGGCCTTTTTCAAGCAGATGAGTGAGCTGATAATTCGTTGCGTTATGTATCGTGGCCTTCTTGTGATATTTCTTGTCTCTTTTGGTTTGCATAACTCTCCAACCTTTGTTATAAGACTTATCCCAAGAGCCAAATTTACCGCTTCCCGGAGGATGAGCGTTTCGGAGTTCCTGAAGCGCGGTTTTTGCCGTTTCAGAAACCCCTTTTTCACAAGCCTCTTCCGTGACATCTTTGAAGTTCTCAAGGTATTCAAGTATCACATTTGCAAGTTCGTCAGGTTTGCATTTTTTATTGCTCATCCGATATTCCCTCTTACGTTGTTACTATTGTCGGGATGTAAGGCGCTGTATGCCATGCTGCAAGAATAGCGGCATCCGTTGTAGCCGTTGACATAGCCATAACACGTCCACTTGCAAGAGGAGCAAAGGAAACATCGAGCTGCTGTGTAGAAGGCTCTTTTGAATCCGTTGTGGTTGACTTGTCAAGTGAAGGACGGGAAGCTGTTCCGTTATAAAGAACGAACTTCGTGCCGGTCTGATCGCCATCTTCTTCGAAAGTCATAGCGAAGTGTGTAGGCTCTGCGATATCCTCAACGAGAACATTTTTTGTGTCCTTAACATATTTGAGGATCTTCTCCCTGAACTCATCAGGAATAATAGCAACCGTAAGATTGCCTGAATATCCGTTATTAGCAACGGATGTGTAATACTTAATGTTGTCAGCATAGAAATCGTTTGTGTCTCCCTGCTTATCAAGTGAAAGACTTACTGTTCCGGGAATGTTGATAACACTTCCGTAAGTAGGAACGCCGCCCAATTCGCTTACGATCGGGAATACATGGACGTTCTTAATACCAAATTTAACTTTATCTCCCATAATTTTTCTCCTTATGTTGTGATTACTGATGTCTGTGTCATTACCAACTCGATCGAATATGTAATCATGTAGCAATTCTCTGAATCGATATAATCCTCGTATTTCTCCCAACCAAGTCCGTATTCCGCGAGTTTATCCTCAACAGCTAATTCCGTTTTAACGTCCTTATTTGCCGTGTAAAGCTCGATATCAACGCCTTGAATGACCTGCCATGTTGTTCCATCCGCAAAAAAGTTATCTGTGTTCGTGCAGAGATAACAAATGAACGGAAGTTTCGGGGCCTTGCCAACCGGGAACGCACGATATGCCACCTTTTTACTAAAGCCGGTTATGGAACGGAGTGCTGTACTCAAATCATTCAGAGTCATCGTTCTCATCCCCCTTCCGCTCTGTGACATATAACTCAATTCTGCCGTCATCACGCCGGAATGTACGATAAATCCGATAAGTCTTATCGTTATACTCGAGAATTTCTTCTCCGGAGTATTCGCTCATCCATACAAGAACGCGATATTCTGGCTTAAACCCTTGCATTCCTGCCTGATAGAACTCGTTCATCGTTACGGAGTCCACGATTCCGAAGATTTCATTCTTCGTCCACGTTTCCACCCATTGACCGAGATCATCCTGCTCGTATTTGATTGAGATCAATGCGATTTTTTCTGCCAGATTCATGAGTTTGCCCACGTTGTGTAGCCTGAAGCCATGCCCATCTGTGCCTTCTGTTCGTCATAAGACTTCTTAAATGCTTCGGATCTATCCATTGAGCCATGCATCAGCTCGAACTGATAACCAACATATGTGATAATTGCGCGGATTATGAGCGCATCGTTCGTGTCTGTACTGATAACGAGTGCATCAACCCCGGCAATTCCGAGATCCTTTGCGGCTGCATCTATCAGATCCATCAGCTCCGAATCGAAGTCTGTTCCTGTTATGAGAAGTGCTAATTTTACTCTATCAAGCATGGTTTACCTCTGAAGCTTTTCCTTGAATGACTCTTCAAATTCAGGATATATAACAATGTGACCGAGATGCCCGACCTTGACGGAAGGCTCCGCCCATATGTCATACCCGAGATCTGTCGCACGTTTGCAGAATGCGATATCCTCCCCGAATTCGCGTGTCGGGAAGAATGCTGTGCTATGATGCCCCCATACCGCCCTGATTATCTCAACCGAGATCAGAACGCAGGCCATTCCGCAACCTGCAATCTTGAACGCCTTATCAGGATATTCGCCCTTCCATTTGCTTACATTCGGGAATATCTCCGTGAATATGCAACTAGGATAAGGCTCCCTTCTGGCGTGTGCGATGCCTGTCACGAAATCCTTGCCCGATTCCATTAAGTCATCGAACAGATCCTCCGTGAATACCATATCCGAATCAAGCCATAAAACGTGAGTATAATCTCCGCCGATAGCCTTCAGTGCGAGCTTGTCACGTCCTACATGAACGAGAGTGCCGCCCTGAATTGCAACCTCGTAATCAACTCCGTCCTCTGATAGCCGTTTTGTCAACTTCAGAAGGCTTTCAACGAACTGAAAAGGCATTGTGTCATTTGAAGGAATAGCTATTAATAATTTCATTTTTTCTTCGCAACCGGCTTCTTTGCCGTTGTTTTCTTCACCGGAGCCTTCTTTTCAGGAGTCTCGACTTTCGCCTCGACCTTCTTCTCCGGAACTTCGACAGCATCGACAGGAGCCTTGACAGCATCAACTTCTATCGCGCCATCTGTTGACGTAAGAAAAAAGCACTCTTCCGGGGAAACCTCAAGGATCTCCCCGGCTTTGTGCCAGATTCTCGCATCTTTTAAGAGCTTAACCTTCATAGATTATGCGCTCTTCTTGATTACGCAGAACATTTTGTTCGCTGTCAGAGCATGAGCTGCGTACTGTCTACCAACGATCTTAACAAGATCAGCTTCAGCCTCTGAAAGATCATCGTACTTGATAACAATGCCTTCGCCTTCAGGATAATTAACCTGAACACCTGCAAGATCGCCAACGATAGCATAAACCTGATTCGTTGATGCGCTTGTGTATGCAGGAAGTGCAGAGCTGAACAGAACGGGAAGTCCGTTAAACGGATCGAATGAGAAGTTTCCGCCTGCCTGTGCGCCAATGAATGAAGCGTATGTAAGCTTATTCATGATGATAACAGGATTCTGTGCCTCATCTGACAGATTAGCGAATGCCGTTGCAACTGTGGTAAGTGCAGGATTCTGCGTGATAGCTGAAACAGCTGCTGCCGATGATGTTGCTGTTGTAGGTGCGCCTGCGATATCAGCGATAACAAGCTCTGTGAGTTTCTTAACGATCTGATATGTAAGCTCATCGTAAATGTAACGAACGAGAATCTCGCCGCCCATTGCGATTGCTTCGTCAGAAACGCGGATCCACTTCTTGATGTTCTTGGGAATCATGGTAACGATACCAAGCGTAAGGCTCTCTTCCGTAGGAGCTGCTGTTCCTTCTGTATGAACATAAGCACCATCTGCTGAAAGCTCGAAAGCAACCTTGAGATTGCCCTTGATGTTGGTTTTCTTAACTCTTGAAAGAATGTCGCTCTTCTCCCAAGCTGTTCTGATTATCTCA